GGAAGAAGTTAATGCGGAAGAGAAGGCTAGGATTAAGATAGCGAGAGGAATGTGAGGTGTACAATGACTGAAAAGATACAGGAAAAGATAAGTTTGAAAGAAGAAGGGGCTAAAATAGTAATGACTAAGGAATCTCCTAAGATAGAGATGAATTCCAAGGATGTATTGATACAGATAAAATCGATAAGGGATGCAATTGAAAAAAATAATGGTCAGATAGAAACGATGAAGAAGAATATTCCTTTGCTTGAGAATGCTAATGAAGAAAATAATAAGCGATTGAAGATGTTTGTTAAATACGAGCAGAAGATGATTAACATTCAGCAAAGCAAGGCAAAGGCTATCTATGGAGATGTTAAGGATGAATGCAAGAAAAAGATCGAAGCCGAGTACAAGAATGATACGACTTTAACTGAAGAACAAAACAAACAGCAGATGTTCAGACAGTATCAGAATTCTATTGCAACTCATAAGAGGGTTGCTGATGAGCTATCACCGCCGATTATGAGCAAGATGTATTTCACTGAGTCAATTATAGAAAACCCTTGGGGTTAATCTTTGAGAAACCCAGCTTGTAGATATCTTATTGTTTTCCTAACCTATAAGTTTTCTAAGCTGGGCTCAAATAGATATTTAAAAGAATCATTCAATTAGATAGCTTAATCATCATGAGTCTCGCAACAAATCTGAAAGGTATTATTCCTAGAATGAGAAATAAAGTAATTAATGCTCTAGGAGTATCTTTCATGGGTAGGGATGAGAACAAACTTAAAATCCCTGTATTTCCTGAATGGTTCTTTAGCGCAAGACTTGGTCAGCCGAGAAACGCTAATCTTCTTGAACTCAGAACTTTTGCTCGAAGTCCTTGGGTTCAGACAATTCTTAATACGATAAGAAAAGAAGTCAGGCAAATACCTTATGAAATGGTTTTGGCTGATGAAAAGTCTGATGATGATATTGCTAATCATGAAGAAGATATTAAAAAGATTGATGACTATTTCAAAAAGATTAATTCTAATAATGAAACTATCTATGACTTGATGGATCCTGTAATTACTGATCTAGGAGTTTTAGATGCTGGCGTATGGACATTTGTTTATTCAGCTGACTCTTATGTTATCGAAAATGTTGATATTCCAGACGAGGCAGGAAACTTCACAGGAGATACGCAGCCGAGACTTGTGCTTAAACCTTTTGGTCAAAGACAGTTGTTGGAGAATTGGTATGCTGATGGAGCTACTTTTCTTTATGATATTGATATTTTTAGAAAGATCAGGGGATATTATCAGTACACTTTTAAGAATCCGAGAAGCACTCCTTTGTTCTTTCAAAAGGAAGAATTGTATTATTTTGTTATGAATCGTCAATCCTTTACACTTTATGGTTTTAGTCCTGTGCAGTCAGCTCAGCAGGAGATAGAGTTGATGATGCAGTCAACCAGATATAATAAGGATTTCTTTGAGAAGAACATGATTCCTGATGGATTGGTTATGCTTGAAGATGCTGATGAAGATACTCTAAAAAGGGCACAAGGACAATGGGAAGAGAAAATACAAGGAAAGCCACATAAACTTATGTTTTTGAATAGTAAAGGAAAGCTCGAGCTTATGAACAGGACCAATAGAGAGATGGAGTGGCTCGAAGGACAGAAATGGTATTATCACATTGTCTTTGCGCAATTCGGACTTTCTCCTGCTGAAGTTGGATTTCATGAAGATGTAAACAGGTCAACTCAGGAAGGTCAGGAGAGAGTGACTGTTAAGAATGCAATCAGACCTTATCTTGATAGGTTTGAAGAAGCTATTAATAATCGGATTATTCCTGAATTTCTTAAACAAGAAAAGCCAGCTATTAAGTTTAAATTCAAACCTAGGGATCATGCAATTGAGAAGATAGAGTTTGAGCAGGATATGAAAGAAGTTGAGAATGGCAGTCTTACAATTAATGAGTTCAGAAAGAAAAGGGGAAGGGATGATGTTGAATGGGGGGATCAGCCTATTAAGAAGCAGAGTTTTAGTATGGATTCTACTGGATTTGGAAACCCTAATGATCCAAGTACTCAATCAAGTACTCAATCAGGTACTCAATCGGGTACCGAAAAAGAGAAAGATAAAGGCCAACCTAAGAAACCTAATAAAAAAGATTTCAAAACATCAAATGGTGTAGACACATGGAATTCCAATATTCAAAAGGATATTGTTAATGAAGGCGATGACTTGATTGAACAAAGCAAAGACTATGATGAATTCATCCAGAAGAATATGGAGAGATGGGAAAGCAAAGCTTTGTCATCTATTGATGAATTAGATTTCTCCAAGAGCATTGCATATAATAAAAAGACTTTCGGAGAATTCTTAGCTATACTCTTCAGTGGAATTAACACAATTTCATTTCTTAAAGGAGTAAAGAAGTTTGTAAGAAAAGACATGAAGAAAGGACTGGAAGATGCTGAAGCCCAAACAAATACTGATATTGGAATCACTCCAAGCTTTACTAACCGAATAGATGCGCTGGCAGATCAAGAGCTTAATGGTTATACTATTAATGGCAAGAAATGGCATGGCATGAAAGGAGTTACTAATGAATTACGCATTAAGATACTTAAAAGTATTCAGGAAGGAGCTCAACAGAAAGAAACCAGAAAAGAATTAAAATCCAGAGTTAAAGCCATATTTACCATGGCAAAAGACAGTCAAGCAGAAAGAATAGCTAGAACCGAATCAAACAGGTTCTTTAATGAAGGTAAACTCAAAGGTTTTAAGGAATCTGGAATTAAAGCGAACAAGACTTGGCAAGCAGTTAATGATGCAGATACTAGCGATATTTGTAAGCGTCTTGAAAGAAAATATGGAAAGAAGGGCATTCCTTTTGATGAACCATTCTTGGATGATGAGACAGGAAAGGAGTTTCAGAATCCTCCTGCACATGTAAATTGTCGTAGCATTATCTCATTATCGTTAAAATAGGCTTAATGTAGAAACGCAATATTTATATATGATATATCTCTTATTTATTCTATGGTATCAGTTAAATGTCTTTATTGTGGAAATGTCTTAAAGAGAAGACCTTATCTGATTAAAATCAGAAAGAGATTCTATTGTAATGCTTCTCATCAAATAAAATATGAATATAAAGTAGGAATCAGAGATAAAAATAAAATAACTAAGAAAGCTAATGCTACATTGAAACAAAGAACAATTGATAGATTAAATGCAGGTAATCCAAATACTAAAGTTGGCAAAAGAGGATATAGATTAGTTTATCTTCCTGAGATTGGTTGGTATCCTGAACATAAATTCATCTGGGAGAAGTTTAATGGAAAAATACCTAAAGGAGCTCATCTGCATCATATTAATGGAGATAAAATTGATAATAGAATTGAGAATCTTAGATTATTTGCTTCTAATTCTGAACATATCAAATTCCATAATGAAAAAAAGAAAAGAAACCATTTAGGGAAGTTTGTCTGATTTTCTCAAATAGATATTTAAAAGAATTGTTTCATAAGATAAATTTATGACAGAAATCCAGAAAAGGGTATTGCATGCAGGTCTTATTAAAATAGGCCTAGATGATTATATGGCTGTTCTTTCTGATGACAGTATCGACAGAGAAAACGAGATTGTAGGAAAACAATTCTTAAACAAAGCTCTTGGTGATCGTGTTGTCGGACTCGTTAATCATGAGAACGATGCATTAAGTCAAGTTTGCGAATGGATAGATAAGAAAGTAATATTCACTAAAACTGGTCATTCTGCTTTGATTGCAAGACCAAAATGGTTTAAGTCTAATCCTAAAACTCAAATTCTTAAAGGAATGCTCGACGAGGGAGCAAAGATAGGAATAAGTATTGGAGCAATTCCTAAAAATCATGACATTGTTAAAATTAATGGCCAGGAGTATAAACGCTGGATCGATGGAGAAATTCTGGAAGCGAGTTTCGTCGCTATAGCTGCTAATAAACATGCTCATATAATGGCTCTTGCTAAATCATTAAATTTTAAAAAAGATAAATCAATGGAGGTATTTACAATGAGTGAAGAAAAAAAACCAGAAGAAGGTTCAAAACCAGATGCTGAACAACCAGAAGGTGATGGTTCAGAAGGTTCTGGAGAAGAACAAACAGATGAAGCTGAAAAGAAAGACCTTCATCTTGGTGGAGGAGCACAACCTACAGGTGGAAAGAAAAAGCCTAAGAAAGGTCAAGAAGGTGCAACTAGTGAACCGCCAGCAGATAATCCTGTGGAACAAGCTACAGGTGGAAAATCAATGTCAGCAAATGAAATCACCAAGATGGTTGATGAAAAAGTTGCTGAGAAACTGAAACAAACACCACTTTACAAAATGCAAGCTGATGAAGATGCATTAACTAAAAAAACAGATGGAGAAGTTGACAAGGCTTTAAAGAAAGGGCTTTTGCCAATAATCCACTAAAGGAGGTATGACCATGACACAAGCATATTTTGGTGCTGGACCAAGTGAAGATCCAAGCGAGACATTTGAAAGAGGATTCGGAGGAGCTCTAACAATCACTAAAGATAGTTTTGGTGGAAGCTCAGCTTTATATTACGATCCTTGGAACAAGATAGACGAGAGATCTGCAATCTGTAAGACAATGATGGAAAAAGAATTTAAGAATATGCAGACATTAGAAAAACAATCCATCGACACTCAAACTGGAGGTGCTGGAACAGCAGGAACAGCTTTAATCCCTGTTTATGTTGATCCTCAAGTAGTGGACAGAACAAGAAGAATGACTCCACTTACTGAGATAACACCACGAAGAGCAGTCAGGGGAAGCACTTATGATTATATTCCTTTAACTGCAAAAGCTGGAGCGCAATTCAATTTTGAAGATGCAGCACTGGCAGACCAGGTTGATACTTACGACAGAGTAAGTGTGGCTATAAAATTCTTGTATGCAGTTGGAAGAGTAACAGGCCCTTCTATTGCAGCTATGAGAGGGTTTATTGATCCAAGTCAGCTTGATCTTGCTGTTAAAACTCAAAGCATTAAAGAGCTTGAGGAAGAGACGATAATCAATGGAGATTTAACTACAAACTCCGAAGAGTTTGATGGATTCATCCAGATTATCTCAACCAACACAACAGCAGTGAGCGGAAACGTAACACTTGCTGGAATTCGTGCTGAGCTTGCAACAACATTTAACGCAAATGGTATGGTTACACTTGCTGTGACTGATGCGAGCACACATAATTTCATTAAAGGATTGCTTCAAGACTTCCAAAGACAACCTGCACCACCTGCAGAAAACTTGCCTTTCGGTATTCCTGGAGCTTTCAGCTTTGATGGCGTTGACTTTATTAAAAATAGATTCATGCCAACAACATCAACATCAAGGAGAATATTACTTCTTGACCAAAGGTATTATTTCATGGCAGTTCTTCAAGACGTGACTTTTGAGGAATTAGCTAAAACAAATGACAGCAATAAGTACATGCTCAAAGAGTATATTGCGCTTGTTGTAACATTTGAAGCTGCTATGAGTCAAATGACCACAATAACATAAAACGGAGGTACCTATAATGGCCGATATAACATCAACAAGTACAATTAAAGTAGGAATGATTGGAGATATTAAATTAATCAGTATTGTTCTGCCTGCTGCTGCAGCATCGTCAGATACTATTGATCTTAATAGTGATTCTATAACTGGAAAGGTTAATACTATTCTTAACACTTTGTTACAGGATGATGCAGGTGCTGATAAGACTTCAACTTGGGATCCAGCAACAGGAATTATCACTTTAGGAACGATAACAACTGGGATTCATAATTTGTTAGTCTGGGGTATTGGTAACTAATATCTCAATTTTTTATTTTTTTTTATTAAATACAAATTATAATAATCAATGATTAACAACTAAACGGAGGAAATTTACAATGGGATCAGGATTAAGAGGAATTGGAGCAAATCCAGCAAGCCCTCCTTACACACAGGGGCCTTATAGAATGAGTGAGATAGTAAACTTCCAGAAGCCATCTGTGGATGGATTCGACAGGTACACTCTTGAAGAAAATTATAATTTAAGACCACAGTTAAATGCTACTATTGACCAGGTTTTTACTGTTGAAGCTGCACGAGCAGCTTCTAAAGATTTTGAAATATTAGGAACAAACGCTGCTGATGCAGATATTACTTTTGCATCTACTGTTGGTGGAGTTCAACTAGCAACTGCAGGAGCTGATAATGATCAGGTTATTGTTCTTCCTCATCTTGATACAGATGCTACTGCTTGGGCAGGAGTATTATGGGGAACTGAGAATCAAACTATCTGGGAATGCATTGTCTTAACAGATACTGCTGTTGCAACAACTTTGCTATGGGCTGGATTGAAATTAACAAACACACCTACTATAGCAACAGATGCGGATCAAGTATTTTTCAGATATGATACAGATGTTCCTGATACCAACTGGCAAGTCATTTCTTCAATTGGCGGAACAGATACGACAACAGATAGTGGAGTTGTAGTAGCTGCAAGTACTGTTTATTATTTTAGAATAGAAATTGATTCAAATAGACAAGCTACTTGTTTCATTAATGATGTTGCAGTATTTACTACAGCTGCTCTTACAGACAATGTTGATTTTATTCCTTATGTTGGAATACAAGCATTAACTGGATCTGCAAGAAACTTAAACTTAGTTAAACAGAAGATATCAAGATTTATCTTCGAGTAAAATCAGAGGTGAACCCTTATGAAATATCATGGAAATACTAGAAATTTCAGATTCAGAAGTACAACTGGAAGTCCTGATAAATGGACTTGGATAACTCTTAAAGAAGGCAATGAAATTCCAGATTCTATAGTGCCTATTCTTGAAAAAGAAGCTTCAAATAAAAGAAAACTAGATCGTGTTAAGGATTTTGAAGCTGACCTTGCTGATGATGGCAAGAGAAACCGTTCTAACAAAGAAAAGAAATCTGAATGGAAATGTGATAAGGAAGGATGTAAAGATTCCAAACCTCATGAACATGGAAAAGATCCAGAAGTTCCTAAGGAATTAAAATCAGAAAAGAAGAAGGATTCTAAAAAGAAGAAGTCAAAGAAATGAGGTATAAATCATGGCAAATCCACCGCATAATGTAATAACAAACATTGAAGGTTGGGAGTTAGCTCAGAAAAAAGTTACATTTACCAATGCAACTAATGATAATGGTGATTTTAATGGCACAGGAAACCCTTCTGATGTCTTTACTGTTACAGGAGCTGTAATATGTAGGGTGTTTGCACGCTGCACTACTTTGCTTGCTGGAGCAACTGCAACTCTTGAAATAGGCACTACAACAAATACTGCAAAAATCATTGCACAAAGTACTGCTACAGATATTGATGCTAATGAAATCTGGCATGATACAACTCCTGATGCAAGCGTTGAACTATTTACTGTCGCTACAGAGAATATTGTTATTGAGAATATTGAAGCTCTTGTTGCTACTGCTGATATCTCAGCTGGAGTTATCGAGTTTTATTGTTTATGGAAGGCATTATCACATGATGGTAATGTATCCCCTGCATAAAGAAGTAGCTGCAGGGGAATAATAGCTGCTTCTTAGAGGATGTTATGAGTATTGCAACGTATGATGTTAGAAGAGATCAAGTAAGTCCTGAAAAGTTTAAACCTGAATTAGTTACTGGCACAAGTTTTGGAATTAAAAGAGCTTTAGATGTGAATATGTTTACCATAGCTCTTCTCTTGAGACAAGATTTTGATGGAGGGCAACAGCCTATTTTTATTGGTCATGCACGTCCAGGAACAGCAGAAAGCGCTGCTAAGTGGAGAATTAGAAAAAGAACTTATTCAAGCGGAAAGCTTGTTGAAGAAAACTTTGCAGGAGGAACAGATCAGTTTGATCAAGTTTGGAATGATAGATCTGGATTATCTTATTCATAATGGTAAAAAAGGTTATTCTACTTATTTTGTGTTTTATTATAGCTATTTTTGCATTGACATTTCAATTTGCTTCTGCTCAGAATTTAGATTATGGTTTTTGGAATAGTTGGGGAATAAACGATCTTGTTATTAGTTTAAATCAATCAGGATTTAATTTCACTGCTGATAATCTCATTGGCAATGGCAGTTTATTGACTGATATTAATGGCTCTGAAGTGAGTGGTTACACTCTTGATGATGCTTATAATGCAGAGAGTGGTAAAAGAATTGTTACAATAGATGATCAAGAACTTGTTTTTGATGTTGTGAGTTCAAGAAATCTTACTATAAGATTTGATGGTCTTGATGTGTTTAAGTTTGATCCTGTTTTATTCGAGTTTTCT